CACACAATGCTGCCTTCAACATTGAAGGCAGCATTGTGTGGGACGATCTAGTGGCCAATGCAAATGATATTATTCAATACACAGGCACGGCGTGGCAAGTGGTGTTTGACAGCGCAAATGAAACATCAACAGAATACGTGACCAACACACTAACTGGCGTACAGTATCGTTGGAACGGCGAAGCCTGGGTCAAATCAGTTGAAGGTGTTTATCGAGGTGGTGAGTGGAGTCTTATCATATAGGTTGTGGCGCACTAATTTATAGTCGTGCAACCAAAAGATATCTTTTTTTGTTGAGAAATCAAAAACGGCATGCAGGGTCCTGGGGTTTGGTTGGCGGCGGTGTTGAACCGGGCGAAACACCAATCGAAGCTTTGCATAGAGAATTGATTGAAGAAATTGAATTAGACAGCTATCGTCAAATTGTGCCGCTTGAAAAATTTACCAGCGACCAAGGTAACTTTGAGTATCATACCTACTTGATCACAGTAGACCAAGAGTTTACACCTCAACTGAACGACGAACATAGAGGTTATGCATGGACTAGCATAGCCGATCATCCCAAGCCATTGCATCCAGGTGTGTGGCGCACATTTAACTTTCGAGCGGTGGTAAACAAAATCAAAACTTTTGAACAGGCGTTAGAGATCGCACTCTAAAATCATGTCACGAAAACTTGTTCTGCGCAAGTTGGTGTGTCCCAGCCATTCAGCTGGCATATAACCTCTGCCGGTTGAATTAACCAATACAAAATCTACCAATGGATAAGTTTTAAACACTAGACCCATGGCCAAGGCCCAAAACTTGTCTGTGACTGTGCTATAATCAGTATAAGCATTGGAATCTTGATATACGTTGTTGGGATAGCCTGCGGTGTCTATTCCGTCGTGACCCAGCAGATATATTCGTGAATGTCCGTCAAAACAGGCAATGTAAGCTGCCACAGCACCTGCGTTCCAGTTGGGATTTTGTGGAATCACATGAAATGTTCCAGGATACTTCAGGATGTTGTCAGGAGTGCTGTAAACTACATTGTCGGTTGCATAACCAGACTGGCGAATTTCAGTTGCAATTTGACTGCCAACTGCAATTAAAAAATCAGGTTGATAATCTCGGTACAAAGCATTGCATCCGTAAATTTGTATTTTTTTACGTCTAAAAAGTTGTAGATCAAAATCTTTTCTGCTGGATCCGTTGCCCACTACAGCAGCAGATTTGCCAAATCTTTGATTGTTGATTGCCTTGGGCACAAACTCTTTGTCATAGGTCCATTCACCCTCCTGGTAGGTGGCCAAAGAATGAATGTCTTCACCTTGATAGGTGTTTCTAAAAAGTTTTTTTATAGTTTGCACTAAGATTTTCCTACCACAACCTCAATGGTTGCAACAACAGGTTCGGTAATGTCGGCAAGTGCCTTGCCTACAATACATCCTGGTTGAAATCTTGAACCATCAAGTGGTTCTGCCACACCTGGTGTGTCGCTAGTGACAAGTAATGTGCCTCTTGATACCGGACCTTTTACGAAACAAGGCACTCGACCCAACAGGGCCACAGACATATTGCCTTGCCCGGCATTCATCAAATATGCAGGATCAGTTGAAACTACCCCTGCAACTTTGGTGTCGTGACTGACTGACGAAATTGTAACTTCGTGCGATCCCCCAAACACTAACACTGTGCCCGGTGGATAAATTTGGTCTCCTAAATAATTTTCTGCCAAGTCCGCATAAAGTGCCCTGTTGGCAGTACCATAAATTGTGCTCCAGAACGATGTCAAAGATCCAAGATTGTAAGTTAGATTGGCACCAGGTACAATATCACCACTCACTGTCAATGTTCCAGTAAAAATTGGTGCTGTTAAAGTCTTATTGGTTAAAGTTTCTGCGCCATCTAGTGTAGCAAAGTTAGCGTCACTTAAAGCTGCGTTAAATTGACTAAGGTTGCCCGACAGGGTATTATTAGTCAGATTGATAGTTTTGTTTGTTAAAGTTTCGGAACCGGCCAATGACGCAAAGTCAGCATCGCTCAGTGCTGTATTAAACTGAGCCAACGTGCCAGTTAATGTGTTATTAGTTAAATTTATAGTTTTATTGGTTATAGTACCAGACGCGGTTAGTCCAGCCAAACTGAATCCGCCAGCAGTGCTACCATCATGTACACGTACAACCTTGTTAGTGGTATCTACTGTGATTTCGCCAGCTGCACCAGTAAATGCATCATTTTCTGCACTAGATCCTCTTCTAATTTGTACCTGAATTGCCATAATTCTACCTTTGCTAGTATATCAGTATTTAGCAGATTTTGGTTTAGTCGGGTTTAGGGTATTGAGTTTTCACTGCTTCTATGGTTTGTTGCCAGGTGTCTGTGCCATTAATTTTATCCCAATACAACATGTCAAGTTGATCTTGTATTCTTGGATAAGCTTTGGCTCGGTCTCTACGATACTGATTGTTTGCCCATTCTGTTTGTAGTCTAGCTGCTTCCGCTAGAACTTCTTGTTCTGTTGGTAAGCTTTGCACACCGTCGGTCCATTCTATATTGTTGTAAGATTCTTCTCCTCGAATGACCCAAGTTGCGCCTGGTCTAAGATTTGTTAGTGCTTGTGATATCATAAGACTTCCATTAAAAAAATGTTAGATGTACCGCGTTCAAACCCTGCGGCTGTATCTGTATCTGCCACTGTTCTATTTGTGAATAAAGTAAGTGCATCTTTACAAAATATAGTAGCTTGATAAGTCACTGGACTGTTTGTGCCAGGGCTGTCTATGTAATAATATTGTACAACTTCTGGAGTGCTATTTGCATCACCTCCATGATTATAGGTTCCGCTATTGCTAGCCATTCCCGGATTCCGAGACCCAGGATTAACAGGATTGCCAATTGGAGAACCATTTCTTTTTATTCCAAACATACTGTTCCATATACTATTTGCATTGCTTAGTTCGCCAAACCATCTCACTACCACAAGAATTTTTGATGTTTGTGAACTTGGTTTTATGCTGGCCTGTAGTCCAACTAAATCAGTTACTGTACCAGCTGCAACGGATTGTGATGTGGCAGTATTTAAATAGGTTTGTTCGGATTTAGGCAATCCATTGCTTGTTTGATCTGTATTTGGAAATTGAATAGCATTTACTTTTAAAATGCCAGTAACTGGATTGTATAGCAATTTGGTATCTTTAAATGTCTTGTAAGCATCTCCGGACGCGAATGATTGTAGGCTGACATTATAATCGCGATCTTCGGCTGCAATAAAAATAGCTTGTTGTGAATACACGGACATGTTAGGATACCTCTATTGCACTGATCATTGAAGTGCCTCGTTCATAATCATTGTTGTCTGTTTCGCCCACTGTCCTATTTGTGTACAATGTGATACTGGCATAGGATAAAAAAGTCACTGCATATGTACATGGTGCAGTGGTAGCCGGAGTGTCTAAAAATGTAAAATTCACTGTTTCTGGGGTGCTATTGTTATCTGCCGTTACATACGACTGTGTGGCAGTTTGTATGCCCCATATTCTGATGCCTGGGTTGACAGCTGGTCCCAATATACTTCCGTTTCTAGTTAAACCCCACATTGAATTGTAAACAAAATTGTCGTTGCTGAATTCGCCCATCCATCTTACATTTATAAAAATTTTGCTTCTAACAGATCTTGGCGTTATTGTCACATTAAAATCAGCTATTTGATTTCTATTGTATGCGGTGAATGCCTGTGTGGTAGGGGTGTCCAAATATCTTTGCACTGATCTGGGCAAATGACTGGTGGCAGTGCCATTATTGACGTATCTTAAATTGTTCACTGACAGAATGCCAGTGCCCGGATTGTAATTTAATTTTGAGTCCACATATTGTGTGTTGGTAGTCCCGTTTGTACTGGGTACCATGGTCGGGTAAGTAGTCAACGTCTGACCTGTTGTATCACCAATTGGAATAGGAGTAGAACTGTACATTATGCTGCCTCAATTGCTATCATCGAAGATGTGCCTCTTTCATAATCTGCTGCAGATGCTAGATCGGCTACAGTTCTATTAGTGTACAAGGTTAAAACATTGACTCCTGTTTGCACTGTTAATTGATAGATCACTGGTGCGGTTGTTGATGGGGAATCTACAAAATAAAACGATAATGCCTCTGGGGTGCTGCCGTCGTCGCCTCCGCCGGTATAATAGGAGTTAGCTGCCATTGCCATACCGCTGATTCTGGTTCCTGTATTCAATGGCCTTCCAATTGGGCCACCGTTTCTTTTTAATCCATACACAGCATCCCACCCGGCTGTGGTTTGATGTTCGCCAAACCAGTTTACAAAAATTACAATTTTGCTGTTTATAGACGAAGGAGTAATTGTAACACTAAAAGGAGTAACATCTGTCAACACGTTCTGTGCGACAGATTGTGTATATGGTACATCTATATAGTTAACCACAGATTTTGGTAATCCGGTAGTGGTTGATCCTGCAGTAAGATATTGTATACCGCCCACAGTGAGTGTAGCAGTGGCAGGATCATAACTAAAATTTGGACTTACAAAAAAAATACCTGTTTCTTGCAAGTCTGTAGGATACAATCCAACGTACTGTAGCCCAGATTCGGCAGAAACAGGAGCAATTGATAGTGTTCCTTTTCCTGCCATACAATCCCCTTAGGCTTGAGCTTCGGTCCAGGACAAACGTGCAGCGCATGATGCTGTGGCTGTTCCAATGTTTTGTGCCACAATGGTAACAACATCTGGACCATCTGGATATATACCTGCATTTGCTGCTGATTGACCACCGCCCAAAATACTAGTTCCCATGTCGCGAACCAAGGCCAGTTCCTGTTGCGTATTAGTAAAGTTTGTACCACCAGCTGTGTCTAGATAGAAACCGTATATTGTTTCGCCGCCGCTGATGGTTGTATTGCCTGTGTGATTGATGTATTGTGCCAGGCTTGATCCACCAACGTTGGTCCAGGAAGGAGTTGCAATATTTGGTGTGCCGTTCAGCACCAAGGTAACCAGGAACTGCCCCGAGCTAAACAAGTCAATTTGACGTAACACCATCTGCATGCGATTGACAATTTCTCGAATGCCTAGTGTTGTGCCAGGTATACCATTGCTTACACTTGGTGCAACACGGAAACTCATCAATGCCGCAGTTCGTCCGCCACCGGCTGCGGTGAATGCCAGAGTAGATGTCATACCTTGTGTAAACACAAATGATTTATCGTCATCGTATCTACCGTCCATAATAACTGAGCTACCCCAATGGCTGATTTGCGGGCTAAATGACGGCGAATGTAGTTCTACCGCAGTTGGTGCAGTTGCACTGTAAGTAAATGTCTGCGGTCCACCTGTGCCCATTGTACCAAAAATCATGGCTTGTGTTGTGCTGGATGTGGCTGCTTCTGTCAGTGTGATAGACGTATTTGTAACCACACTGGCAACAAAAGTGTCTGCGGGTATACCTGTACCAACCACATACTGACCAGATCTGACATTCAAGGTATTGGCTGCTGTGACCACTGCACTGTTTGCAGTTTGTGTAACAGTTTGTGTAGCTCCCGGTGATCCTCTGGTCAATCCTGTAAATGTAGGACCAAAATTTAAAGTCTGCGTTGATGTGAAAGTGGCAGGTTGACTCAAAGTGATACTTGTGTTTGTGACTACACTTTGCACAGTAGTGCCACTTGGTATGCCGTTGCCTGCTACAAATTGTCCTGTAGCCACTCCAGTTGTATTTGTACCAGTGGCAGTTGCACTGCCAGCAGTGAGATTGAAACTTAGACTTGCTGTTGCACCTTTTCCTGTATAGGTCACAAATTCACTTTGGGTAGAATTGTGTAGCCATAACGTACCACTTGTGGGAAATTCTGTATAATCGGCCACGCCGATAAAGTTGTCAGTACTTCCCAGGGTTGAACCAAGAATTGTGGACTTGGCAAATGTGTTTACTTCATATCTTGCAGGCAAGTTACCTGAACGCATGTAGGCTTCATAATTTATATTGTTGTTTGCCAGTTTATGTGCATAAAAAATATCGCCGGTTGGTCCTCTAAATCCCCAACGGATAAAACCTGCTCCGTACCATGAATAATCAATATAGAACATCTGCATCCTTGACAGATCTAATCTATAACCACTGGGACCAGTTCCGTCACAACGGTCAATGTTCCATTGACTTTGTGGAATTCGTGTATCAACAGTTTTGGTGATAACTGCGTTGTTGGCCGAAATTAAACCTCTGTAGGGAGGAGTTATAGTAAACTGCGTGTTTGATAAAACGTCAACCACACGATACGTCATGCCTTTGATATTAACAAAATCATTAGGATTTAATTGTGAGGCAAATGTAGTTGTAGTACCATTTATGGTGGTGCCGGTAACCACAGCTCCGCCCACTGCAACATTACCATAACCTCCAATTTGATAGGTAGAACTTCTGCGAACAGCATAAAGTTGTTGTCCGTCGTATTCAAAGAATAAGCCGTTTTGACTGTCATACATGCCCAATCTTACCAAGGCACCAGTCCAGCTGGTTATTGAAACCTGTGGTATTCCTCCCGCCGTTGCCGATGTAACAGCAGTTGTAGTGGTATATGTGAATCGGTATCTATCAATTACTTGAGTGATTGTAAAATTACCGTTGTATGCCGGATCTGCACAACCTGCTACACTAATAGTAACCCCCGGAGATAGGTATTGAGAAAACTTGGTAAACACTGTAACGGTAGACCCAGACCCGGTCAAATTGTCAGTTTGTAAATTAGGTCTCAGAATAGTACCAGTAGACATCTGTATGCCTTTACCGGACTGATATCTAAAATAACGGCGTGTCTGTCTTACGATTTGTTCATTGTGTGACGTTGTAAATGTACTAAATTGTACACCGCCGTCATAACTTCTGTGTAAAAATTGTCCCTGAGGTCTAGTATATATATTTCCTCCAGTTGGGTTGCCACCGGGAGCAGTGACCGAATAGTAACTGAATGATGATGAATTACCCACACCAGACACTACCCAGGAGCCGTTTGCATTAGATTGGTTTGTTCCAGTTACAGCAATTTCGTTTCCTACCGCTAATCCGTGCGGCACAGAAGTTACAACGTTTAATAGATTACCAGAAAATCCAATGCTGCTAAATGCGATAGCAGCGTTAGAAAACAAGGTACCCGTATAGCCCGCTGTAACTCCACTCACAAATATTGATCCTGAAGTGCCCACAAATGCAGATCTGGCAGTATAGTTAAAACTCACGCCAGCACTAATACTATCTACAATATAGAGGCCATCAGCACCTGAAAACAGTGTATCTTGAATAAACACCGGTGTACCAGCTGCCGGAGGCGAAGAAGTCAATACTGTGATTGTTCTTGACCCATTGGTGGCATTTATACCAGTGATAGTAATTGGACTGTTTGTGTTATAAAAAGCAAATGGTCTATTGTTGATTAACCCAACGCTTTCCCATTTGGTAGCTTGGGTAGAATATTCAAAGTCAGTATCAATTAGAGCCTGTGGTTGACTTACTCGAAATTTGTTAACAGGATCAGTGTATAGTTCGCTGGGCTTGAAAGTTTCTTCTGTCTCATCAATTACAATTTGCAGTTTATCTGTACTTGACAAACTAGCTGTATTATAACTCAAAACAACTGTGGTAAATGTGTTACCACCGGCGTCAGTGCTTATAGAATGACTGGTGAATTTGAGTGTAGGGTCACTGAAATTATACAACACTTGATTGGTTGTGACATCTGTGATTAATACAAAACGTTCTCTAGTTATTGCTTGAGGAATTCTAATCGTGCTTGTGCTGGGCGTAAACGTGTAGTAAGTGTCAAGTATAGTTTTTCTTGCCATTTTTTCTCCAACTTCATTGGTAATTATTAGTATATTTAGCTACTAATATCCGATCATAATATCAATTGGTTTGAACGGGTAAACTTTGATAGTGGTAGGTGTAGTTCCGGGGTGTTTTCTCATATAAACGTCTGATCTAGGACCAGGGGCTTCGGCAAATTTGATACTGGTATTACTGTCCAGAGTGTATCCTTTATTGGCTGGAAACAAAAAGCTCTGCCAAATTACATAGGCATTAGGAGAATTGTTAAAAGCTGGTAAAGGTATACCGTTTACTGCCACACTCAATTGCCACGGACTAGTTAACGCTACATTGGCTAAATTGTAGGTTAAAGGAAAAACTTGTCTTACACCATCCGTATAGCTGCTGATATCGTCCAAATCAAAATTATCCGCTGTGGCAATTGGTTCGCCATTCAATAACGCAGCACTGCCATTTGCAGATATTTCAGCCTCATCAATGTAAAGAGTTGATCCGGTGAGATAGAGATCTTTCCATCTCTGCGTTGGACTGCCAATATTGTAAGTTATATTTGCTTGCGGTAAAATGTTACCAGAATAAATTACTGTAGCAGTCACATTGCTAGCAGTCACTAGGCCTACATCGATATCAGTCCCTGTTATCAGTTTTGATCCAGCTACACTGTTAGCAATAATTGATGTGCCATAAATTACTGCGTTTGAAACAATGGATCCAAGATCATTGAATTCTGATATTGTAAGGTCAGTTACTAAACCAAGATCAAATGTGGAGGTAACAGACCCACTTACAGTTCCTAAATTGGAATCAGTATCAAATGGATTATTTGAACTTCCGCCACCGCCACCAGAAGCAAAAACATTACCGTTACCGGCCCAACGAATTCCGTCGACGGTGTAAAATACATTTGCGTAAACATTACCAGCGATGCCTGCTCCACCACGAACTACCAAAGCACCAGTGGTAGTTGATGTTGATGTAGTTGTTGCTGCTGCCACCAGATTGCTGGTAGTTGAACCTGAACCAATATTTGCGCCTAGTGTTAGGTAGGCTGATACATTGGCGTTTGAATAGGTACCAGCCACAGTGGTTAAAATGTTTACACCATTGGCAAACAGGTAGCGTGGTGCTGTTACGTTGCCTGAGATTGTGGCATTGCCCACTGTTATAGTTGAGTTTGATAGAGCCGGACTGTAATCAGCTGAATATACTGTGACAGGATATACAAATGAGGATGCAGTTGGAGTAGTAGAGACTGATATAAAGTTGGGACTGCCCGCAACAAAACTTGCTGAGGTAACTGTCAGCGTTACTCCAGCGTTGCTGACTATGGTGTATCCTGCTACTATGGCATTTGAATTAACATCTGCTGGCAAGAACACACCTCCAGTATCGGAGCTGGTTCCAAACGCATTTAGAGCGTAGGCGAAACTAGATCCCACCTGGGCTTGTACAGCACCAACAAAGTTTAGAGCACGGACGTTGCCTGAGTAGGTTGGCAAGTAAGAGGCCACGTTGGCATTAGAATATGTTCCACCAATACCAGATAATATTGATACTCCATTGGAGTATACATAATTATTTGCAAAAATATAGTTAAAGCCACTAATATTTCCAGAAGTACCACTGGTTGTGATATTACCAGCATTAATATTTCCTGTTGCTGTCAGCAAATATGCTGCTGTGTTTGCGTTTGCATTGGTAACAATGCTGTTGATACTGATTGTCTGGGTAGCTGCATTGGCATTGCTAAATGCTTGGAAAGCACCCAAGTTGGCATTGGTAACAATATTACCAGTAAACAACGTTCCAATATTGGCACTTACATCACCAGTATTTTGAATATATAATGCACCACCAATACCTGCGCCACCTAATACTACCAGTGCACCAGTTACATTACTGGCACTGGCTGTGGTGTTCGATACAACTAGATTGCTATCGAACGTGGTTTGATTGGGTACAGCGCCACCAGTGAATCCACCAGGTGCGCCCCAATAGGTTTTTGATCCGTCTGATTGCAGCACTTGACCTGCTGAACCCAGGGTGCCGTCAACATAAATGCCAGCATTGTTTATGAGTAAAACATTACCAACACTGACATTGGCATAACTTTGTACCACTAGATTGGAATCAGTTACTCCGCTGCTGTTGGTCAAGATATGAACAAAACTGCGTGAGCTTTCTTGCCAGATCACAGCAGCATTGGCTGTCAAACCGTTTGATCGGTTCATCAAGAAGCCCACATCTATGTCTGGCTGTGTGCTTCCTTGATGTAATACCAAGATTGGGTCACTGAACACCGATATATCGGTATCAATGTTCTGACTCAGTTTGGGTTTTGTTAATGCCATTTTATATACTGCCTTTTACATTCGGCCAACAACCACTTCCACCGAGCCTCGTTCACCTTCAAAGTTTGCCAGTGCCTTGCCTATCACTGATCCTAGTACCGGCGAAGCACAGGCTCGAGCATATCCGTAGCCGGCACTGACCAACATGTCACCTTTGTAAACTGGGCCAATAACATTAACTGGTACTCGACCCAGCAGGGCCACACTGGCCACAGTGCTACCTCGTAATCCGCCATTCATCACATGTGCAGGATCTGAACTGATAACTCCGGCTATCTTTGTGCTGGCTTCGGTCATTGACACTGTGACTTCGGCTTCACCTCCGAACTCGACCACGGTGCCGGCCGTGTATACAGCATCGGCAAGATAGTTTTCCGCTATGTCAGCGCCACCTGTAACTGTTTTGTTGACAAATATGTTTTTCCACCAACTGTTCACATTGCCAAGATCATATGCGACGTTAGCACTTGGTTGTACATTAGCAGTTACACTCACATTGCCAGTGGTGTTAAAACTCATTCTGACAGTGGCCGAACCGGTTCCTGCATTGATGTTCGCAAAAGAATTTGTTGCTACGAAAGATACATAACCGTTACTAGATTCAAATGTACTAACTGTGGCAGTGGTACTAAATCTTCTTACTTCAATCTTATCTCCGGTTGCCGGAGGAGATGTAAATGTAAGTGTAGTACCACTCACTGAGTAGGCCGTAGTAGGAATCTGTAAAACACCGTTCAAGCTTACAATAACACTTTGTGTTGTAGCTGCTGCACCTAATGTAAAGATTGTTGTACTATCATCACCATCAAATGTATCAGATGCAACCACAGTAAAGCTTGTACCAGTATTGGTCCAACTTGCTCCATTATAAAATTCCAGTTGGTCATTGCTGGTGTTGAATCTGATCATACCAGCTGTGTCTGTGCCGCCAGTTGAACCTGGTCGTTGTGCAGATGAACCCACAGGAATCAAAATACTGTCAGTGGTGTTAACAATCAACTTGGCACCTGTAACCAAGGTACTGGTAGTAGCACTGTTACCAATAACCACTTGATCGTAGGCGGCAGACGGTCTTGCCCAAATCAATGTGTCATCGTTGTCGCCGCGTACAACAAAATCGTAATTGGCTGTCTTTGAAGTATTAAAGATGGCACTTTGACCAACATTCAAATTACCAGCTATGCCTGTGCCGCCATCTACAATTAATGCACCAGAAGTAGTTGATGTGCTAGCTGTTGCGGTGTTTACTCTAAAACCGGTCTTGGTCACAGTTGCGCGAATATTGGCATCACTAAATCCGCCCACAATAAGTTTTATTACCGAGTTCTGATTGTGTGAATGAATGTTTAGATTGCCGGTACTTGGCTCAAGGCCGTGCATGATTAGATAACCGTCGTTGGGGTAATAACCAGCAAAGGCCGGATCATTGAATGTGCTTGAGTTAATGCCTAGATTGATATAACCATTGTCGTCGTCGCCGTTGTCGGCTGTTAATACAAAATCTGTTGACGCACTAGCACCACTATTGATATTTTGAAAATTAACTTGAGTGTATGTATCTAGGTTTCCAGCCAATTGTAATACCACATGAGGCAAGGCAGTATATGTCGAAACACCGGCATATAGTGCTCCA